GCCACGGAGCGATTTTTTTGGCCCTATGAAAATTCATACCGAATCAGACAGGAGGCGATGAGGCGATGGCTCGCGGTGGATACCGACCCGGAGCAGGGCGGCGCAGGAAGGCTGACGATCAGCCTAATGCGGAGTCTGAGACGAGCATTCCGGTGAACCCGACCGAGAACCGTACGCCGCTGGAATTCATGCTGGCGGTGATGAACGACCCGCAGCAGCCGCCGAACCGGCGGGACCGGATGGCGATTGCGGCTGCGCCGTTCATTCATCCGCGTGCCGGCGAGCAGGGGAAGAAGGAAGAGAAGGCTGAGGCGGCAAAACGTGCTGCCGGCGGGAAGTTTGCGTCTGCGCCTCCGCCGAAGCCGGCGACGGTCAACTGACGTAGCGTATGGAGTGGACTACGGCGTGCCCGGACTGGGAGCGCCGGATTGTTGCGCGCGAGTCTCTGATTCCGTTCCCGCCGCTGTTCCCGAGTGAGGCGCAGCGGGCGCTGAACGTGTTCCGCGAGCTCCAGCTCGTGGATGTGGCGGGCAGCCCCAAGATGGGCGCGATCTGCCGGCCGTGGCTGCTGGACTTCGCGGGAGCGATCTTCGGGGCATACAACCCGGAGACGGGGCGCAGGCTTATCACGGAGTTCTTCCTGCTCGTGAGCAAGAAGAATTCCAAGTCCAGCGCAGCGGCGGCGATCATGCTCACGGCGCTGATTCTGAATTGGCGCCAGTCGGCGGAGTTTCTGGTGCTCGCGCCGACCATCGAGATTGCGAACAACTCATTTTATCCGGCCCGGGACATGGTGCGGGCAGATGACGAGCTGTCGGACCTGTTCCAGGTGCAGGACCACTTGAGGACGATCACGCACCGGAACAACGGTGCGACGCTGAAGGTCGTCGCAGCCGACAACGAGACGGTCGGCGGCAAGAAGGCGACCGGGGTCCTGATCGACGAGCTGTGGCTGTTCGGCAAGCGTGCGAACGCGGAGAACATGCTGCGAGAAGCTACGGGTGGGCTTGCCTCGCGGCCGGAAGGTTTCACGATCTTTTTGAGCACGCAGTCGGATGAGCCACCGGCCGGAGTGTTCAGGCAGAAGCTCCAGTACGCGCGCGGGGTGCGGGACGGAACGATCACCGACAAGCGTTTTCTGCCGGTGATCTACGAATTTCCGCAGGCGCTGCTCGAGGAAGAGGCGCACAAGGACAAGTCCTATTTCTACGTGACGAATCCGAATCTCGGGGCGTCGGTAGATGCGGAGTTTCTGGAGCGGGAATTCCAGAAGGCCGAGAACGACGGCGAGGAATCCATGCGTGGATTTCTCGCGAAACATCTCAACGTCGAGATTGGCCTTGCGCTGAAGTCCAACCGCTGGGTCGGCGCGGACTTCTGGGAGCAGTGTTCCGGATCGGTGGATCTGGACGAGCTGCTCAGGCGCAGCGAGGTTGTGACGGTCGGCATCGACGGCGGCGGCCTCGATGACATGCTGGCGCTGTGCGCGCTGGGGCGGGAAGAGAAGACCGGCAACTGGCTGCACTGGGCGCACGCATGGATTCACCCGGTCGTGCTCGAGCGACGCAAGTCCGAGGCGCAACGGTTCCGCGACTTCGCGAAGGGCGGCGACCTCACCATCATCGAGGACGCAGGTCAGGACATCGAGCAACTCGCCGATTACGTCGAGCGGATCGAGAAGTCCGAGTTGATGGATCGTATCGGCGTGGACCAGGCCGGTATTGCGGACATCGTGGACGCGATTGCCGCGCGGAAGATAGAGCGCGAGCGGATCGTGGGCATTCCGCAGGGCTGGCGTCTCGTGAGTGCGATCAAGACCCTCGAGCGGCGCCTGCATGAGAAGTCTGTGATTCACGGCGGCCGGGAGCTGATGTCGTGGTCTGTCGGCAATGCGAAGGTGGAGCCGCGCGGGAACGCCGTGATCATCACGAAGCAGGCAGCGGGCTCGGCAAAGATTGACCCGCTGATGGCGACGTTCGATGCGGTGGCATTGATGGCGCTGAATCCGAAACCCCGGAAGAAAAAATACCAGTTGCTGTTTGTTGGCTGACGAGCCCCGCCCCGTGCGGGGTTTGTCGTTTCTGGAGCACCGAAAATGCTGAAGCGAGCCTACAGCGTCCTCGATATCAAGTCCGTGGACGATGAGAAGCGCGAAATCACTGGCATCGCGACGACTCCGACCACCGACCGTTACGGCGATGTCGTGGAGCCCAAGGGCGCGGAGTTCAAACTGCCGTTGCCGTTTCTGTGGCAGCACGACGCCTCGCAGCCGATCGGGCATGTGACAAAGGCGAAAGCCACGAAGGAAGGCATCGACGTGACGATGCGGCTCGTGAAAACCGACGAGCCGGGCACGCTGAAGGATCGTCTCGACGAGGCGTGGCAGAGCATCAAGCTCGGTCTCGTTCGCGGCCTGTCGATTGGCTTCCGCTCGATCGAACACACCTACATCGAAGGGACACACGGAATTCACTTTCTGAAGTGGGATTGGCTCGAGCTTTCCGCCGTGACGATTCCGGCGAATGCGGAAGCCACCATCACCGCGATCAGATCCATCGACGAGCAATTGCGGGCCGCGTCTGGCCACACGCGAAAGCGCGTCGTGAAGCTCATCACCCCCGGCGTCTCGGGACCACCTGCCGCGAAACGCGGCGCAGTCAAACTCATTCCGAGGAAATACGAAAATGCCTAAGTCAATTGCAGATCAGGTCCGGGACCTGGAGAACACCCGTGCCGCAAAGGCGGCCCGTATGGAGGCCATCGCTCAGAAGTCGATCGAGGAAGGTCGGTCGATGGACGAGGCCGAGACCGAGGAATTCGACACGCTGGAGCGTGAGATCGAGTCCATCGATGCGGATCTCGTGCGCCTGTCAAAGCTCGACAAGCTCATGAAGAGCGCAAAGCCGGTCGAACAGCCGAAGAAGGACGAGAACCCGAAGAAGGCGGCCTCTGAGGCTCGCGAAGTGGGCGCGCCGACGATCATCGTGAAGCGCGATCAGGATGAGAAGTTCAAGGGTCAGAACTTCACGCGCATGGTGATCGCGAAGACGCTCGCGCAACTGGAGGGTGTCTCGCCGGTCGGCATCGCCATGCGGCGCTGGGGCAAGACCAATCCGACGCTGGTCGAATGCATCAGGACCGGCGTGGAAGGCGGCAATGCGCAGACCGGATCGTGGGGCGAGGAACTGGTGCATATCGATCGCTGGACCGGGGACTTCATCGAGTACCTGGATTCGCGCACGGTGTACAACCAGCTTCCGCTGCGTGAGGTGCCGGCGAACATCAACATTGCCGGCATGGACGGCACGGGTATCGGTTACTGGGTTGGCGAGTCGAAGGCCATCCCCGTGTCGGCGCTCGACTTCCTCGACGTGGACCTGAAGCCTCTCAAGGTGGCGGCGCTGGCGGTCATCTCGAACGAGCTGCTGCGCGACTCATCTCCGGCTGCGGAGATGCTGGTGCGTGATGGACTCGTGAATGCGGCCTCTCAGCGCATCGATACCACGTTCCTGTCCACGACCGGGGCGGGAAGCGGTGCGCCTGCGGGCTTGCTGAATGGCGTGGCGGCCATTCCGGCGAGTGGCACGGATGGCGAAGCAGTGCGTGCGGACATTCAGTCGCTGTACGAGGTGTTCATCGCCGCGAAGAACGCGACGGGCTTGCAGTTCGTCATGAACCCGGCGCTCGCAAAGGCGCTGAGTCTGATGACGAATGCGCTCGGCCAGAAGGAATTCCCGGACATCCGGGCGACCGGCGGCACGCTGGAAGGCGATCCGGTGGTGACGGGCGAGAACGTCACGGCGGACCATATGATCCTGCTGAAGCCGTCCGACATCTACAAGATCGGCGATGGCGGGATTCAGGTGTCCATGTCGCGGGATGCGGCTATCGAGATGGACAACTCGCCGGCCGGCGATTCGCAGAACCCGACGGCGTCGAGTGCGAACCTCGTATCGATGTTCCAGACCGAGAGCACGGCGATCAAGATCGTGCGGTCCATGAACTTCGCGAAGCGTCGTTCACACGCGGTGCAGTACGTCTCCGGTGCTGCGTACGGTGGCGCGGCCACCTGATCCCGTCTGTGGGAATACGGGGGGCCTCTTCGGAGGCCCCTTTCTTTCTGGAGGGTCCATGCAGGTACAGGTGATCGGGAAGCCGCTGTCGTACGGCAAGCGCACGTACCAGATCGGTGAACTCGTGAGCATGCCGAGCAAGCACGCCAGGGTGTTCGCACTGCTCCGGCGTGTGCGGGAGCCGGTGTATTCGGATATTCCTGCGGCGCCGTCCTTGAACGTCGTGATCACAGATGGCGCCGGATACGAGCGTGAGGACATCGAGGCGGAGATTTCGCCTCGTACGGAAGACTGATGCGCCTTTTCGGATACGACGTTTCGTTCCGGCGAATCCGTCGCAAAGCGCTTGAGTCCCTGCATGGCGTAGGGACGTGGTGGCGCATCTTCGATGCGTGGCCGGGCGCGTGGCAGCAGGATGCCGTTCAGATCGACGAGACGAAGGTTTCGTCGAATTGGGCGGTGTTCGCGTGCGTGACGCTGATTGCGAGCGATATCGCGAAGATGCCGGCGCGCGTCATGCAGTACAACCGTCAAACGCGCGTGTGGGACGAGACGGAGTTGCGTCCGGTCTTGCGCAAGCCGAACCGGTTTCAGACGCGCATCGAGTTCTTCAAGATGTGGCTGTTCTCTCTGCTCTTGCAGGGGAATACATACGTCCTCAAGGAGCGCGACGAGAATGGGTTTGTTCGGGCGCTCTATATCCTCGATCCGTGCCGCGTGACGCCGTTGGTCGCGACGGACGGCAGCATTTTCTACCAGCTCGCGAGCGACAACCTTGCCGGCATCGAGAAGACAGTTACGGTTCCCGCAAGCGAGATCATTCACGACCGACTGCATACGCTGTGGCATCCGCTGATTGGCGTCTCTCCGATCTTCGCGGCTGGTGTCGCAGCGATGCAGGGCCATGCCATCGCGCAAAACAGCGCCAAGTTCTTCGAGAACATGAGCCGCCCGAGCGGAATTCTCGTTGCGCCCGGGTCGATCTCAGACGAAACCGCGAATCGCCTGAAGACGGCATGGCAGGAGAATTTCACCGGATCGAACCTCGGCAAGATTGCCGTGCTGGGAGATGGCCTCAAGTACGAGGCGATGACGATCAATGCCGCCGATTCGCAGCTCATCGAGCAGGCGAAGTTCAGCGGCGAAATGATCTGTGCGACGTTCCATGTCCCGCCGTACAAACTCGGCCTTGGTCCCA